TGGCTGATGGCCGAGAATATAGAAAGAGTATTAAAGCCTGGCGGGACTGTTTTTGTCGCGGCGCCATTTGTATGGAAGATCCACGCATACCCAGACGACTATTTCAGGTTTACACCTAATGGCCTGAGATCGCTGTTTACAAAAATCCGCTGGGAAGCTGTTATGTTCGCCGCCAATGAGCTGCGGCCAGAAAAGCGCGTTGTTCTTATCCATCATGACGAGCATCCATATCTGCCGAGGACCGAAGTGGTGGCTTTTGGGGTTATGGAGTGACGATTTCTGCGGAGATTCTCATACCTGATATATGCAATCCTACCGGGCGGGGGGTTCTGGAAAGGCTTACTACATCAGCGGTAAAGGCTGGAATATCGGTAAGCGTATCCAAGGAATACACAGGCGAATCGGATTGGCTTGTCATGTGGGGCGTGGGTGCCACAGGGCGTTCTGAGATAAGGCATAAGCACATCGCGAAAGGTGGGCGGGCAATCCTTTGGGATCTGGGATATTTCCACCGCAAGAAAAACGGCGGGGCGTGCAGGCCGTCGATAGACGATGACTATCCAACAAAATGGCTCGACGGAACACCGGGAATCCCCGGCCGGTGGGAATCCCTGGGGATACCATTAGGCAGTAATTACGATGCGGAAGGGCATATCGTACTGGCTGGAATAGGGCCAAAACAGAGGGACTACATGGCTCCCAAGCTAGACAGATGGGAAGCAAGAAAGCTCAAAGAACTGCAAAAAAGATTCCCTGATCGCCGCATTGTTTATAGACCAAAGCCAAACCGAAAGTCGCCCAGCCTGCCAGTTCAGACGGACGCGATTAGCCCTATACAAGATGTATTAAAGGGGGCGTCTTTGGTGGTGTGTATGCACTCGAACGTCGCAGTAGATGCGGTGATAGCGGGCGTACCGTTTGAATCTGAAGATGGCGTATCTACATGGCTCAGAGGCAAGCAATACACGCCAGAAGTTCGACTGGATTTTCTCAGGAGGCTGGCATGGTGGCAGTGGAAACCAGATGAACTATGTGATGCGTGGGCATTTTTGAGCAGGGTGATTAATGGTTCTGTTTGAAACGCTAGTGGAGGATCATCATCCTTTCCAGCATTGGATTGGAAACGGGTTTTTGCCGAAAGACACCATAAGGCAGATTAACAAGCAATGGCCGAGGCAGTCCGATGCGCGATGGCATCGTGAGCGCGGCAAGACAACCAGTAAAGGATCGATACTTTTTCCTCGCCAGATTCCCGATGCGGCAAATGCGGTGGCTGAGTACCTTTATTCACCGGGTAGCCTGGAAACGCTGTCGGCCATAACAGGCATTGATCTTCTGCCTGACCCGTGGTTTAAGAACGGGCCAGCTATGCCGAGGCTCGGCGGCGGTTTGCATGAAATTATGCCCGGCGGGTTTCTAAAGATGCACGTTGACTTCACGTTGCATCCTGCGGGTGTTGAGCGAGCACTGAACTTGCTTATCTATCTCAATGAGGATTGGAGCGAAGATTGGGGCGGGGATTTGGAATTGCACGGGGAGCGTGTCAAGAAGATTTCACCCATGGGCGGCAGAGTTGTGATATTTCCAACCCATGATAAAAGCTGGCACGGGCATCCTGATCCGTTAACCTGTCCCGAAAACAGGGCGCGACGATCTTTGGCGCTTTATTACTACAAAGAAGGCAATGGCGACAGGCCGAATACGGTGTATAGAAAATGAAAATAAATATGGGGTGTGGGCATAGGGTAAAGGATGGTTATTACAATATAGATGCCATACACAATCCGAAAGCGCCCAGGCCGCCGGAGTTGCTTTATTCGTTTGAATTCGACGATGTAGGTGCGCTGATCAAACAGATACCGCTCAGTGATGACTGTGTGGACGAAATACTGGCGGTTCACGTTTTTGAGCATTTCTACCAGTGGCAATGCTCTGCTGTATTGCGGGAGTGGCGCAGGCTTCTGAAGGTAGGTGGCTTGTTAATAATGGAGCTGCCGGATTTGATAAAGTGCTGTAAAAACATAGTCGAGGGGAGAAAAGGCAAACACCCTGACCAGCTTGGAAGGTGGGGATTATACGGCGACCCTCGCCCGTTTGATAAACTGATGTGTCACCCGTGGGGGTGGGCGCCTCAAGAGTTAATAGAATTTCTCGGCGAAAATGGGTTTAAGAACATAAGGCATTTGCAGACACAGTTTCACAGCAACGGGCGCGATCACAGAGATATGAGAATCGAGGCTGTCAAGGCGTGAGGATTTATATCGGCTATGACCCGGCAGAGCACGAGGCGTATCGGGTTGCTGTTAAGACACTGGCTGATCATAGCGATATAGAACCGGAACCGCTTAATGCTGACAGACTGCAGGCTGCGGGGCTTTTGTATCGACCCGTGGATAAGCGGGGGCAGATGTATGATCTGCCGAGTAATGCACCATGCTCTACCGAGTTCGCCGCCAGCCGGTTTCTGGTCCCGATTATCTGCCAGATGGGCTGGGCCTTGTTTGTGGATTGCGATGTAGTCTTCATGGCGAACCCACGCTCAAGCCTCATGCCGACATGAAGGCTTCCCCGCTTCCTGCGATAAGCCGCCCAGCCTTTGAACTCGTCATAACTAATCCGATGCTGGGCCTCCTGAATTGTGCAACCACCAATGCCGTTCAGCACCAGTTCGTGCCACAGTTCATCAAGGTCGGTTAGCTCTCGCTCTTTCCCAGTCCGTTCACCTCACCAATAACCTGGAGCAGCGCCATGGTGAGACTGCCAGATAGCGGACCCCTGTCGGGATCGGCATCCCCTGTTATATCGTCAACGGTGAAAACGGGTTTGCCATTCTCGTCGCAGATACTAGCGGCGATCCTACCGGCAACCGGATCACTGTTGCTCACCGCCGAGGTGATATCCGACACCGCTGATTTGTAAGATAACAGGCGCACAAAGACGGTGGCGGTATGTTCGTCCTCGCCCTGCCGCCAGGTTATCTCACGCTCAACAGGGGCACCCGTAAAGGCGCCCATGTCTTTCAGGGAGTCAATGGATAGGATCATACTTTCGGAACCCACACCGCCGCGCCGGTCCTCTGGATAGTCACCGTTGAGGTAACAACAGTATTAGCGGAGAAGTCGAAGGGGAAGTCCGAAATATACCCGTTGAAGGTGTACCAGGTGCGGGTGGTTGGCAGCACGAACTCGCCACTACCGTTGATGGTAGGGGCCGCAGTACCGTCTGACCAGCCCACCGCCCACTTGAGGGTCGGGCCGGGGTCCGTCTGGAACAGTTCGTGCATCAGCACATGGCTGTCATTCGTCGGGTCAGCATTCAACCCGATAGTGGCAGTTCCAGGGGTTCGCAGGCCAGGCTGATATGACCTGGTGGTATCCTCCAGACAGGTATCCTCGATCTGGTCGGAAGGGTTCCCGCCGGGGCTAAAGGTGGTCGCGCACTCCACGGTGATCAGGTCGGTATCGCTACCGGTGTCATCGATGAAGTAAATCTGCGTGCCTTGTGAAAGTTTGCTCATTGTGTAAATCCTCTTTCGAGTGGGTATAAAAAACCCGCCGGGGCGGGATCGTGGGTTAAAGGGTTATCGGGATACTATCCAATCAACATCGAAGGAATAGCGGTAGTTGCTCGTTTCAGGGTCTCTGCTCTCGCCACCCCAGTTAATGATATAGGCCACAGGCTCAATAGCATCTCGTATCGCTGCAGCAACCGCTCGGCAACTTGCAGCGGAGGTGGCATAGGCGTCAATCTGGATTGTGAAACTGTCGGCGTCTGGCACTTCTCCCAGGTAATTCTCGGGCGCCCCGCCCACCAACTGCCAGACAGCGTAGGGTTTGGTAACGTCCTTTTCAGCCTGGCCAAACAGATACAGCCGACAGGCCGAACCCGAACCCAGCAGTGCCTGTACCCCGGCGTTAGCGGAGCATCGTGCGAAAATAGGTGGGTACATTATTTCCCTTTGGCAAACCGTGCCAGGTAGCGGTCAATCGTTTTGTCGTACTGCGTTATAAATTCTCGGGTGGCTTTCTCGACATTCTCCGATAACGCCCTGCGGATAAAGGGTTTGGCCTGTGAGTGCTCAGTGCCGAACTCCAGAAACCGCCAGTAGAACGTATCACCACCGGGGTTTGCTTTTCCCTTTCCCTTGTAAATCCCGATGTCCTCATAGGCTTTCGAGGTTTGTCTT